ATGGCTGGATCTACAAACGGAGCCTTGGTTGGACCCGTTACAGTTTCAGGCACAATAACAATTCCATCAGGGAGTACATTCGTAATTTTATAATGAGTAAATTAGAGACAAACACTATTGATACAGTATCAGGAACTTCGACATTACAAGTTGGAAGTACAAACACATCTACTATTACTTTAGGTGTAAGTGGTGATACAATCAATGTACCATCTGGAGTAACCATTGCTAACTCTGGAACAGCGACAGGTTTTGGTGAAGCTAACACTCCAGCTTTTGAAGCATATACAACTGGACTACAAAGTATAACAGATGCTACTTTTACAAAAATGACAATGGCAACAGAAGTTTATGACACAGACGGTAATTATGCTTCGGATAGATTTACTCCTCAAACTGCTGGTAAATATTTTGTTTATGCTAAAGGTTTTGCTGACCCAAGTAATTATGGAAATTTAAAAAACTGCTCTCTACAATTTTATAAAAATGGTTCAGCATTAAGCTATACACTATATGATATAATGCCAGGAGATAATAGTAGTGCGAATGGTGGAACTGGTGCTACCCCGAATGCTAGAGCTGTTGTAGATATGAATGGCTCATCAGATTATTTAGAAGTATATTTTAAAAATTCTACTTGGAATGGCAGTGGTGCACAAGTTGGATCAAAACAATTCGGAGCATACAGAATTATAACGTAGGAAAATTATGGCAGACGGAACTTTAAAAGTAGGAACAATAACAAACAGCGCAGGATCTGGTAACATTACTATTGGATCAGGTGTAACTGTTAATGTTAATAGACCTGTATTTGATGTAAACTTATCTGCTGATCAAACAGCTTCAGACAATGTAGCAACTAAAATTGAATTTAATACGGAAAATTTAGATCCAGATAATGTTTATGATAACTCTACTAATTACAGATTTACAGTGCCATCTGGTCAAGCTGGAAAATATTTGATATATGGTTTTTGCACTTTTGGAAGTGATACTGGATCAGGGAATAACGGTGGTCAAATTTTTATCTATAAAAATGGTTCACAAATCGCTTCTTCTGGAAGTACTAATCACAATGCAAATAATCCAGAGAGAGAACAACAAAGTTTTAGTATGGTTTTGGATTTAGCAGTAAGCGATTATATTGAACTATATTTAAAATGTAATGTAACAACTGGAAGTGCAAAACTATATTCTTCTGATACATCATCTGATAATGATGCAAAAGCATGTAGGTTTGGTGGATATAAACTAGGAGCATAATGACAGCAATTTTAAAAGTAGACACGATACAAGATACATCAGGTAATAACATTATCAACGAGAGTTCTGATACTATTACTATTGGAGCTAGTGGGGATACAATCAGTATTCCGTCTGGTGCAACTATTGCTAACTCTGGGACAGCAACTGGGTTTGGTGGAGATAACACTCCAGCTTTTGGTGCAACAATGTCAGCAGATCAAAATAATTTAAGTGATGGAGCATTTACATTGGCTGCTTTTGATACAGAGGTTTGGGATACAGATAATGCTTATACTAACACATCTTCAAATTATAAATTTACAGTTCCATCTGGAGAAGCTGGAAAATATTTTATTACTGCTCATTTAATGTTTAGAGTTGACAGTACTTATCAATCTAAAGAACTAAGATTAAATAAAAATGGAAGTTTTTTAGTTGAAAATTGTCATCATCTTGCAACTAATGATTGGAGGCATAATTATTCAAACAATATATCAATTACAACTGTACAAAATTTATCAGTAGGTGATTACATTCAAGTTTATGGTAAAGCTGTAGGTAATACTTGGGATATGAAACAAGAAGGTGCATATTTTTCAATGCACAAGTTAATAGGAGTTTAATAAATTATGGCGATAACTAGAATTATAACACCTGGGGTAACTGATGATGCAGTGACATTAGCAAAAATGGCACCAGGGACAGATGGAAATATTATTTCTTATGATGCTTCAGGAAATCCTGTAGCAGTAGCAACTGGTAATGACGGACAAGTATTAACTTCTACTGGTGCTGGATCACCTCCAGCTTTTGAAACTTTACCAGTTGGTGGAATTACAATGGCAGACCAATGGAGACAACTTGGTGGATCAGTAAGTGCTGGTGATGCTTTTATTACTTCAAATTGGGAAAGAACTGATACTGATAGTTATGGAACAATAGGTTCTGCTATGAGTGAAAGTTCTGGTGTCTTTACTTTTCCATCTACTGGAATTTATTATTTACAATATGCTTTAATGGGAAAAAATACTAATACTGGTAATGCCAGTTATATGGATAGCAAACTTTATGTAACTACAGATAATTCATCTTACAATATAGCTGCTGCTGGTATGGGTAGTGGTGCAAATGCAGGTACAGCATTTGATTTTAACTGTATTGCAACATTTATATTTGATGTGACAGATACCTCAACACATAAAATAAAAATGGGTTACGATTTTCAAAGAACAGGAAGCATCTATGGATCATCTGGTGCAACATATACAAGTATAACAGTAATTCGATTAGGAGACACATAGAATGAGAAACGATAATTGGTTAAAATTAATTGATGCTCTTGGACATTTTAATATTGGAAAAAATTTTTGGTTTAGTCTTAAAACGCATGATGATGATGGAAATAAAATTCTTAACAAAGATCGTATGCAATACAAATATTTAAAATTAATTGACAACACAGCAACTATGCCATCAGAAGCAGAAGTAAATGCAAAGATACAAGAACTAAAAGATGCTGAACAAGACGCAATAAATAAAAAAGCATCTGGCAAACAAAAACTAAAAGACTTGGGATTAACCGACGCCGAGATAAAAGCACTGACAGGAGCATAGACCATGCTCGGACTAACTTCCTTATCTGGTGCTCCAATATCGACATCGTTCTTTAACCCAAATGTTACAATCAATGTAACAGCAAATCCTTTAACATTAAGTATAGGTAGCGCATCTGCATTAGCAGGAGCCTTGGTACAACCAACTGGTAGCCCTTTAACACTTGGTTTTGGATCTCTAACAATTAGTGGTAAAGCAAATGTTACACCTACAGCAACACCATTTACTTTAGGTGTAGGTACAATTACAGTATCAGCAGCAGCTAATACAAGTGTTACAGGAAACCAATTGACCTTGACTACAAGAAGTGCTACAATCACTGCAGCTGCGAATGTAAGTCCTACAGGAGTGCCTATGACTCTTACAGTCAATGATCCAGGTATCATTACATGGCAACCTATAGATCCAGGAGCATCACAAACATGGGTTAATATAGACCCTTATTAGGAGAATTATGGCATCAAGTTTTTCAACAAATTCAAAATTAGAACTAGTTACTACCGGTGAAAAAGCTGGTCTTTGGGGCACGATTACCAATACAAATTTACAAATATTAGAACAGTTATCTACAGGATATTTATCACTAGCTGTAGGTGGTGCAGACGTAGCATTAGCATTAGATAATGGAGCTACATCAAATGGTAAAAATATTTACATTAAATTAACAGGAACTTTAACGGGTAACAGAGCAGTTACTATTCCAGACAGTTCGGAAAGAGTTATGGTGTTTGAAGATGCAACTACAAGAGAAAGTTCTGGTTCAATAAAAACATTAACTATAAAAACAGTATCAGGATCTGGTGTTACAGTACCATCAGGTGCAACGGTATTAGTATATTCAGATGGAACTAATGTTAATCTTGGTATGAAAACTAAAGGTTATCTAACAGTAAACTCTTCTACTGTAACAGCTTATACAGCATCTGCTGGTGAACAGATTTTTGCAAATACAACAGCTAACCCAATTACAATTACACTTCCTACATCACCTGCTACAGGAGATGAAATTACATTCATCGATGCAAGAGGGACGTTTGCAAACAACAATTTAATATTAAATAGAAATGGTCAGCCTATAAATACAGGCACATCTAATCTAACATTAACCACTAACGGCCAAGCTTTTACATTAGTGTATGTAGATTCTACAAGAGGTTGGGCATACAAAACTAACACGGCATAAGGAGCACGGACCATGGCTCTTATTGAATATAATTTTCTTCCAGGAATTGACAAACAAGATAAGACTGCAGGTGCAGAAAATAGATGGATAGATTCTAGTAATGTTAGATTTAGATATGGTCTTCCAGAAAAAGTTGGTGGTTGGTCTTCTTTAATATCAGATAGTATTGTAGGAGTTGCTAGAAAACAACATGCTTTTGTTGATCTAGAAGGTAATAGATATGTAGCTATTGGAACTGACAAATTTTTATTATTATATTTTGAAGGTCAACTGTTTGATATTACACCTATAAAATCTACAATTGGAAGTGTTGTTATGTCTGCTCAAGATGCAACACAAGAAGTATCTTTAACGTTTTCATCCAATCATAATTTACAATCAGGTGATATTATTTTATTAGATAGTGTTACAGTTCCAAGTGGTATTGGTTTAACGGATGCTGCATTTGAAGATAAACTATTTCAAGTGACGAGAGTTACATCTTCTCTAGTAGCAATTGTAACTGGAACACAAACTACAACAGGAGCTGCCGGTGGTGGCGCATGTAGTGTAATTCCTTATGAACCAGTGGGTCCTGCCGCACAATCTTATGGTTATGGTTTTGGTATTGGTCAATATGGTGGTACTGTTCAAAGTCCATTTACAACAACTTTAAATGGTGCTTTACTTGCAGATACTAATGGTACAGGTGGATCAGGAACTGTTATTAATGTTACATCAAACTCCGGTCTTCCAACAACAGGAACTATAGCAGTTGGTAATGAATTAATTACTTACACTGGAAAAGGTACAAATACTTTAACAGGTATCACTAGAGGTGCTTTTGGAACTGCAACTGTTGGTACATCAAACGGTCAAGCTCATTCAAATGGTGCAACGGTTACAGATGCTTCAAACTTTACTGGTTTTGGAAGCGCTGTACAGGCCTCTCAAGTAATACTAGAACCTGGTTTATGGAGTCTTGATAATTTTGGTCAGGTATTGGTTGCAACAATTGGAAACGGTAAAACATTTACATGGAATGCAGGAGCTGCAGCACCAACAACAGTAAGAGCAGCCACTAATACTTCTGGTTTTTCTACATCATCAAATCCAACAGCAACAAGAACAACTTTAATTTCTCCAACTACACGTCACTTAATTCATCTTGGAACAGAAACAACTATTGGCGATTCAACTACACAAGATGATATGTTTATAAGATTTTCTAATCAAGAAGATATAAATGATTACACTGCAACAGCAATCAACAGTGCTGGTGATTTTAGATTACAAGATGGTACAAAAATTGTAGGTGCAATTAAAGCAAAAGAAACAATTCTAGTCTTCACAGATAATGCACTATACACCATGAAATTTATTGGTGCTCCGTTTACATTTAGCTTTGAACAAGTAGGTACAAACTGTGGACTGATAGGTAAGAATGCAGTTGTTGAGATAGATGGTGCAGCATTCTGGTTATCTGCAAATGGTTTTTTTATGTTTGATGGTACAGTTAAATCATTACCATGTTCTGTTGAAGATTTTGTATTTGATGATTTTGATACTACAAAAGGTCAACAGGTTGCAGCAGGTATCAATAATCTTTTTACAGAAGTTATTTGGTATTATCCTTCGTCTAGTTCTAGTTTTAATGATAAATATGTTGTATTTAATTACGGTGAACCAATGAAAGGTGGTGTTTGGTATACAGGAACAGAATCAAGAACTTCTTGGATTGATGCAATTGTATATCCAAAACCATATGGTACAAAATATAACAGCACAGCAAATGGTACTTTTCCAATTGTTGTAGGTCAAAGTGGTTTAGGTCAAACTAAATTTTTTGAACATGAAGTAGGGACAGATCAAGTTAATGAAGATGGGTCTACTACTATAGTTTCATCATTTGTAAAATCATATGATATTGATTTAGAACAAAGACAAAGAAATGCTCAAGGGAAAGCTAGCGGTCCTAAAGTTGCAGGAGAAGTATTTTTAGCTATGAGAAGATTTGTACCTGATTTTAAAACTTTAGTTGGTAATGCAAAAGTAAGTTTGGGAATAAAAAGTTATCCTCAAGAATCTGATAGCACAACAGCGTTGAGTCCTTTTACAATAAACTCAACTACAATTAAAAAAGATACAAGAGCTAGAGGTCGATTTATAAACGTTAAAATAGAGAACGATGATAGTGGTGAGTCTTGGAGATTCGGCACACTTCGTTTGGATGTACAACCAGATGGACGTAGATAATGGCTAAAATAAATGTTAGAATACCAGAACCAAAAACAGAATACGATGTATCTAACCAAAAACAAATTAACAGAGCTTTA